GTTGAACACGCGGGTCTGAGTGGCACCAGCGCCAGCGCCAGACTGCACGTTCTGCGCACGGGGCGTCTCGATGTAGCAGGCACCCTCGTACTCGCCGATCTCTCCCGCCCAGATGTTGCCAGCGGCAGAGTAGTTGTGCGGGTCACGCCAGGCCGCAGCGCCGGTCTCACGGCGCAGGTCGTAAGAGACCTGCGGGTGAATGTAGGCGGTGTAGTACGAGCCCTTGTTCGGGTGAACCTTGTTGGTGCGGAGCTGCGTAACAGCGAAGCGGGCCATGTCCGAGGTGAACACGGAGTCCGAGTCGATGGCGGTGAGAGCGACCGGGTTGGTCGGCGTGGAGCCGAAGCCGTATCCCATGACGCCAGCACCAGAGGTGCGCAGGGTCTGGGTACCCGCAGCCAGGGTGTTTTGGACGAGAAGGTCGACAGAGTCGACAAGGTTCCACGCAACCTGGTTGACGAGACCGGCGGTCACGTCAGTGAAGCTGAACAGGTCCAGCTTGTTGGAGACCAGGATCGAGTTACCGTACTCGTTCAGGGTGACAGAGACCGTGGTCGGGTTGCCAGCGGCAACCGCGTCAGGGTCGACCAGCTCGTTCAGCGGGGACGTGGCCTGAGCCAGGTCCTGGTACAGCTCGAAGACAACCGAGCTACCAGGCATCGCCTGCTGGACGGGGCGCTTGTCAGCGACCATGCGGAACATGGGCTGAGAGCGGAGGGCGAACTCAAGAGCACGGTCGTACGTGGTCTGAACGAGGTTCGCCATTGCAGTGGTGCCGGTAAAGGCGTTAGCCATGATTCACTCCTTGAGAGGTCAGCCTCCGTTCGTACGCGTTCCGTTCTGGAACGCGGCGATGAGGCTATTGATGTCAGTTGCGTCACCGACAGCAGCGTGAGCAGCGTCCAGGTTCCCCATCGGGGTACCCTGCTGCCCGGCTTCGGTCATTCGCTGGAACTGAGCCTGCGTGTCCTGCCCGAGGGCCGGTGCAGCCTGCTGCTCCACGCTCTGTGCGGCACCGGGGTTGGACCCCTGGTTGCCTCCGAAGACGGCCGCCATGGACGTAGCCCATTCGCGCGCCTTCTCCGGATCAGCGGGACCCTGGTAGACCTTCGCGGCCTCCGGGATCCCCAGGGAATCGAAGACAGTTGCCAGCTGAGCGGACTTCTTCTCCTCAAGCAGCTCTCGGACCATGGCCGTGGTCTCTTCGTTCTGCTTCTTCAGCGCGGCGTACGCCTCTCGCAAAGCTCGCGGGCCGTCCAGTTCGGTGTCGTTGCCCGGCTGTGCGTTGTCGTTGTCGTCGTAACCCCAGTTGGTCATGTGACCCTCCCATGTGTGTGCACGCCATACGATCCAGCCAGGGGAGGCTGGGGCAGCTCGTGCGATTAGTGTTTACCGGACTTAGGTGATACGTATCTTGGGGCCGGTCGATCCTTGATACGGTGGAGGAGCGGGGCTTCGAGCCCCGCCCTACCGACTAGCGGTTTCCTCCCGACTGGGCTAGGCCAGCTCGGGCTCCTCCTGCTGCTCCACCGAACTGACCTCGTTCGGCCGAAAGCAGCCTTCCCTTCTTTTGCAACGCCCCAGCCTGCCCCTCGAAGGTGGCCTGCTCTGCTGTGCGCTGGTTGTACTCTTCTCCGTAGATCGCGCCAAGAGCGCGATACGTGTCCAGCTCCGAGGCGATGGTGGAGTAACCCTGCCTCGCTTCGTCCGCCCCGATCCCAGAGAGCGCGAGCTGCTCCGAGTAGGCCTTGTCGAACGACAGTCCCTGCTTGAGGGCTTCCGCTCCGACCGCCGCAGTAGCGGCGCTCTTCTGAAGGTGAGGCAGCGCTCGGTTCTGGTCCAGGAAGTACGCCGTCAGCTCATTGTCGCTGATGCCCATGGAGTTCAGGGCCTTGCGGTAGGCGGGGTTGGAAAGGACAGTCGCCTGCGTCGCCAAGTCTACCCTAGTTTGGATCTCCGAGGGGGACACGTTCTTGCCAATCCATGACGAGAAGTCACTCGGCGAGTCGTAGAACCCGATGGGCATACCGGCCGTCTGCATGATCTGCTTGTATGACGCCTCGGTGGCCAGGTACTCGCCGGGGTTCAGGACAGGGAGGCCAGCTTTCTTGCGTGCCTCGTTCCCCGCGAACCTCTGCTTGTACTCCTTCGTGTCCTGGAGCAGAACGGTGATCGTGTCAGCCGAGTAGCCGTTCTTGACGTAGTCGAAGATCTTCGGAGCTAGAGATTCAAGGTTGTAGTTCTTGAACAGGGCGTTGATCGCCAGGTAGGCGTCTCGCTCGGTTCCCTTAAGCAGCTTCTCGTACTGACCGCTAGCGGTGTAGTACGTGTTCTGGGCTGTCGCCACCCGCTCCTTGATCTGGCCGAGCTTGGTTTCGCCCGCCTTGATCTGCTCGTCGTACATCCGGATGTTCGCGTTGTACTTCGCGAGACCCTTGATGTCCTTCTTGCTCGGCTTCTTGAGGTTGGCCTTCTTGACCCTGATGTTGTTGATGCGCTTCTGTTCAGCAGTCTGCTGCTTCTGGTAGCCAGTCAGCGTCCGCTGTGCATCTGCTGCGGTAGCCATTAGTCCTCCTAGTACTTAACACCGAAGTCGGCTAGCACCTGGTGTGCTACCTGCATCATACTGTTCTGGGCGTTCTGAGTCTGCTTCCAGCGAGGATCGCTGCGCAGTTCGTTCTCGAACTGCCACAGGGGCTTGACCACGTTCTTGCCAGTCTGCTTGTCCTTGTTCTGGAGAGCCTTCTTGATCGTGGGGTTGAAGGCGTTGATGCTGCCCGCAGGCAGCTCCAGGATGTTCGCCATCGACTCCATGTAGGGACTAGCCAGGTCTGCGACAGTCTGGCCAGCATCGATCTGCTTGGACCAGTGTGAGTACATCGCCTTGGCCTGACGCCTGATCTCATCCTCGTAGTCTTGAGCCGTGGCGATGCCACGGATCACGTTGCGAGTCTTGTCTGCGTACCATTGCGAGGACATCGAGACGCCCATGGCGTACGCGTAGCCGCGCAGCTTCTCCTGAACCTCTCCACCCTCGCCCTGCCAGGTGTCGTCAGAGAAGTAGACGTACTTGCCGATCTCGTAGCGAAGCTGGGACTCATCCCAGCCCTTGGCCACCATGTTGTACGCCCAGGTATCAAGCCTCTTCTTGTTGCCTGGAGTCTCGCGCATGCCCATGGCGTTCGCCAGTTGGCGAACCTTTATGTAGGCCTGGCTCATCTCCTGCTTGCCAGTGGCCGGGTCTCCGTACCGGTTGACCAGGTATTCGCGCTCAGACTTGCTGTGAGTCTTCCACCACTTCGTATCACGAAGCTCAGCCTGGAACTTGTCTGCCGTCCACTGGCCCTTGACGGCCTTGTCGAACAGGGACTTCAGTTCCTTACTGGAGTTGAAGAGACCGGCGACGAAGCCGTAGCTCTCAGCCAGCTCTTGTCTGCTCAAGACTCTCTCCTTCTCCTTCGGGGCGGAGCCACCTCCGCCAGACGAACCGGGGCTAGGGCCGCCCCCGCCTCCAGCGGGGTAGCGATAGGCCTTGGAGATGACAGAGTCGACGTAACCCTTGATGGACGGCCCACCGCTCTGGGAGCGGGTGGACATGTGTAGGTTTGGATTGCCCGAGTACCAGGCCGACGCAGCCCCTCGGGCACCGTACTTCTTGTAGTACGACATGAGCTTCCCTCGGGCCACAGCCTCCTGCGCCTTGGGGTTGTGGAGGAACTGTGAGGGGGTCAGGGATCTGCCGTAGTAGGCCCTAGTCCAGGAGGGGATGTTGAAGTCCATCACCTGGTACTTGCCGTAGGCTCGGTTGCCCCTGACCCATACGCCGACTGCTCCGTAGTTCGCGTTGGACTCTTGCTCGGCAATCGCCTTGAAGAACTGCTCGAACGTCGGCTGCGCCATCTTACCCCTCCGTTATGAGGCCCATGTTCTTAAGTACTTGAGAGCCAGCTTGCATCACATTGTCCAGGGCCTGGTCCGTCTGCTTCCAGCGAGGGTCGGAACGGAGCTGGCTCTGGAACGTATAGAGCGGTACGCCTCCAGGCTTGCCATCGGCATCGAGCCCGTTGAGGGCTCGCTTCACGAGCGGGTTCATGGCTGAGATTGAAGCCTCAGGAAGCTGAAGTTCCTTCTGCATCATCTGGATGTACGGACCAGCGATGTCCTTGATCGTGATACCGGCATCGATCTGGTCTTCGTATGCGGGATACATGGACTTGGCCGACTGGCGAACCTCATCCTGAAAGTCCTGAACCGTAGCGATCTTCCGGATGATTCTCTGTGCCTGGTTCTTGATCGTGTCGTCGGAGAGTGTGACGCCCATCTCTCTTGCGTACTGCTTCATGGTGTACTCGT